CGTCTCGAAGAAATGGGTAGGCAATTAAAAGGAGATATGAATGGCAGTAGAAAATAAACCGCGAATGCGTTCGTTGCTCTATCTTCATATGGATGATACAACTAACGGGAATCGCGCACCTTTGGCTAAACCGACTGTTCGGTATAGTCGAGGCTTGACTGTAGTTTTAGGACTGCTCGTGTTATATATTGTAGGGTCGTTCATCCTTACAAGTTTGGGTATTTGATGAAAACCTTCGGAGATCCTGGACGAATACAGGGGGCATTGGATAATAACCGATGCCCTCGTTGTCTTGTAAAACTACCGCCGTTAAATCAAAAAGGCGAACTCAAATGCACTGTTTGCCGTCTGGTTATCGGTGGTAATTATGATAATAAAAACCAGCGTTTTGACGTTTTATTGACGCGTTTTGTATATTATATTAATAAAGTAAGAAGTAAGTTTAGCCATCATAGATAAAGGAGAAAGATATGGCACATGAAGTTGAAACTATGGCATACGCCGGAGCAGTTCCTTGGCACGGTCTCGGTGTTCCTGTCGAAGATGACCTTACGCCTGTGCAGATGATGCAAGCCGCTGGTCTCGATTGGACAGTTTCTAAGCGTCCAGCTTATACTATCAATGAAGCTGAGTATCGTGAGGGTATGGACGAGTCTAATATTATGTATGTCGAGGACCACCACTTCCTTACCCGCGATAGCGATAACAAAGTGCTATCGCATTGTGGGGCTGATTATACTCCTATCCAAAACGAGCAGATCTTCGACTTCTTTAAGAAGTTTACAGACGCTGGTCATATGAAGATGGAAACAGCTGGTTCACTTAAAAGCGGTTCTGAGATCTGGGGTCTTGCTAAGATCTCTGCGGACTTCCAGTTAGCAGGTGGCGACGAGGTCAAAGGCTACCTGCTCATAAACCAGCCACATATTTCTGGTAAGGCTATGGTCGTTAAGTTCACGCCTATTCGAGTTGTGTGTAATAATACACTTACCGTGGCTCTTAAAGATGGCGGTGCAGCGTTCCGTATGCCTCATATCCGCGAGTTCGATATGGATGTACGGCAAGCCGCTGAGGAGGCTCTTGGTCTTTCCGAGGGTCGCCAGAAGGAGTTTAAAGAGCAAGCTGAGTTCCTCTCTTCAAAGAAGTTTACAGGCGAGACCGTCATGAACTACGTTGCAGAGTTGTACCAGCCTAACTTGCTCATCGAAAAAGCCAAGGTACGGTCAGACGAGGACTTCATCCTTCAAGAAAAGTTCTCACGCACAGCCGAGATGGTTATGGGTGCAGTCGACCAGTCTCCAGGAGCGACACTTAAATCAGCCAAAGGTACTTGGTGGGGTGCTCTTAATGGTGTGACCTTTGTCGAGGACCACCAGCGTAAAGGTCAAGCTGAGGGTAACGCCCTTCACAGCGCATGGTTTGGCGCAGGGGCTAACCGCAAAGCCAAGGCTCTTGCCAAAGCTATCGAGTATGCAGAGGCCGCATAATGTATGCGCTCTTCGCTGAAAACACTAACACCCATGAGCGTAAGTTCATGGGTGGCCTTTGGATTAGTTTTACTGAAATGAAAAACTATATCCACACACTCGTTGCCCTTAATACTTGGCCCCATGGTACTCTTGCAGTTGCTGTTGATCTTACTGACGATATGAATACGTTCTCGTATTTCTACGATCACGGCGATTGGGAACATTGCGGTCGTATGGTACACGAAATTAATTAATCTTTGCTTGGGGGCTTCGGCCCCCAATGCTCTCCCCGTAGGTTTGTGTGAGTGACTCACGTAAACCTCCATCATAATCTCATAATGTCATAATATCTTTGTAAGTGGTTCTATTTCCTTGGTTCTTGGTTATGACAATGGTGTTTTAGGTTATCATAACAGAGTAGAACGATAAGCCGTCGCGGAGCAATCTGTCTAATAATATTCTAAAACTCACTGGAGATACACATTGTTTGGGTGTTGCGGTGGGTAAGATTTGCTAGTATGTTTACTTTGTTAAGCAAGGAGACTGCTGTGGCAAACATGAATCCAACACGTCCTCAAAACCCTCCGACCACGTTAGACTCTCTGGAATACACTCCGCTGGAGCCTTCAGAGTGTGGACTATATTGGGTGACTCCCGACGGTAAGAGACATCGCCCTCTGACGCCGTCTCATAAAAAGTTCTGTTCTTTGTATGTGCAGGGCATGTCGGGGGCTGAAGCAGCTCGCCGCGCAGGGTTCACAAAACATAAGTTTGGAGCGAAAGCTCAAGGGTCTGCCTTGCTTCGCAGGAATCCTCTCATCGCTAATCATATCATAGAACTGTTACAAAAAGAGCGCGAGCGTCAGAATGTCTCGGTGGAATCGCATCTTACTGAACTTTCCAGACTACGCGACGAAGCAGTGGATACTGGTCAGATTTCCTCGGCTATCTCTGCTGAGGTCTCGAGGGGCAAGGTCGCGGGTCTGTATATCGAGAAGAAGGAAGTAACAGTCAACAAGGTCGAGACGATGTCGGATGAAGAGCTACAGTCAAAGTTACTTGATCTTTTGAACGGCAGCAACATGCAAGTGGTGGAAGATGTATCGTACAGAGAAGAAGTTATACCAAGCGTTGAAGAACAATTTGCCCAAGGTTCATTGGCAGAGGATCGAGACGGGAGCACTACAGCAGGGGGTTCCTGATGTTAATGGTTGTTGGGGCGGCCATGAGTTTTGGGTCGAACTCAAGTGTACTACAACTGACACTGTTTCACTGACTCCTTTTCAATGTTCATGGCATATGCGCCGAGCAGCAGCGGGAGGCCGTTCATGGATCATGGTAGCCCATTCAAAACACAATGCCTTGACGCTCCATCGCGGGGTTGATGCACTTCGACTATTGGACCATGGTGTTTCATCATCTACTGCATTCCGAACGATTGCCCCCGTTGATTGGCCCATGGTTTTGAATCAGCTTTGTTTGACTGACTCACTCGATACGCGAGCTGTTTGTTGATTGACCGACTGACTGATTGATTGACTCGCCCTGTTCTTGGGGCTGATAATTTTGATCTATTTTGTACTTTACTTCGATGCTTTACTATACTATATTAAGAGCATGGTTAGGGCGAGGTGCTCGGCCAGCGCAACAGTCTAATACAGGAGAAATGATATGACTGCAGCAACACAGAAGAAGGCCACTTCCACAAAGGCTAAGAAGACCGTCACCAAGAAGACCGATCCTATCTCTCTGCTCGCACCTAGCATGGGTGCTCGTGGTGCTGCGAAAGCAGCATTGAAGGTTGTCGATCCAGCTGGTAACTCTGGTATTCCTGCTCCAGCTCCCAAGGGTTTCGACGGTCGTAAGGTCAAGCTTCTGACCAAGACTATCGAAAACCGCAAGCTGCCAAAACAGGCGGGGATCATTCTCGACACGCTCGAGGCTTTGGGCGGCACTGCCACTCAGCAGCAGATCGTTGACGGTCTGATCGAGAACGGTCTCGCGACTGTTCAAACTCCGAAGCGGATCTACACATTCTATCGCAAAGATTTGATGGAAGATGGATTCATCACCTACGCCTAATTTGACAGGGCGGTCGGTTCTCTGACCGCCCTTCATTTTGTTGCGCGGATTGATTGAGTGACTGACTGAGTACCCTTCATCATCATCTGAAAGCTGCCTATGTCGCAGCGCATTTGATATAAGTGCGAATGCGCTGAGGGTAATGATTGATTGATTCACTGTTTGTTTGACTGACTGACGCTGTTAACCTGATTGTGGTTTACCGAGCAGCATGTAAAAAAGATCATAAAATAATAAATTAATGCTTTACTATAGTAAGAACATCTCATATGATCATTCTTGTCGAGAGGGGTTGGCTCTCTCATTTAGAAAGGACGAAAGTTATGACTAAAATTTCCAAGCCTACTTCGAATGGTGCGACTGTAACACCTACTGTTAACCCAAAGTCAGTTGCGCGTTGCGGTATCCCTGCACCGTCTGCTAAAGGACGTAATAACGTAAAGCTGCGTCTTGCTGAAAATGCGGCTGAGTTGCTGGCTGCTAATCCTATGCCCGCGCAAGCACAGGCGATTTTGTTCGAGCTGGATAAACTTGGTGGTGCGGCGACTACTCGCGAGCTGCTGGATGCGTTGGCCTCGAAAGAAAGCTCGCTGTCGACTACTCAGACACCCGAGCGTATCTTGACCTTTTACCGCAAGAAGCTGATTGACGCTGACATGCTGATTGCTGGCTAATCTTGACGGGGACTTCGGTCCCCGTCCTTTTTGGAGGATTTGAAATGATTAAACTTGCTTTTGGAATTGTAATGTCGGCTGGCTCTGTCCTTGCTTTCTTGGCTTTTCAGCTTATGGCTGATCTGCACACGGTGTTTGTATGCAGCTTGTTCACTATCGGTTGTATGTCCGCTGTATGGGGCGTTGCTGGTCTATCTAGGACTGACTGACACTGCTTTGAGTCCCAGCTGGGTGCTGATCTGGCTGGGACGCCCACGACCCCCACCACCCCTAAATCGGCGCGGGACTCCTATATAAGCAACATCGTGTTATAACAGCCTCGAGACACGGCAAAAAATTTTACAAAAAATTTCCAATAAACTATTCATACTTTACTAAATGGTCCAAGATCCCTTGTCAGAGGTACAAATTTGGTGTATCTTTTTGCGCATATATTTTCGTGGAGAAAAATATGCCTAGAGGTTTTGCTGGTGAGAATGAGGCAGGTAGGGCTAACGATCCTTCGGGGGTTAGTAGCGGTGGCGGGGGTCGCTCAAATAATAATGATCGTCCCAGTGATAACCGTATGTCTCCAGGACGGTCACAGGCTCAATTTGGGTCGTATGAATTTGCGGGTAAAACTCCACAGCAAGCGCAAAACGAATTAAATCGGGGCGGTGGTTCGGATCGGGCTCAAGCTGTTCAACGAGCAATAGCCGCCCAACAAGCCCAACAAGCCCAACAAGCCCAACAAGCGGCGGCTCGTCAAGCAGCGGCGGCGGAGCAAGCTCGTCAGCAGGCAGCAGCAGCGGAGCAAGCTCGTCAAGATCAATTAGCTTTTGCTAGAGAACAATCGCTTCGCGGTCAATATGCTAATGTTAGTAATTTAAATAATTTAACTGATGTTGCTCCGACTATTCAAACAGTAGAGGATGCAACAACAGCTCCGACTTCGTTTGGTGATTTTCTTTCTGATAGAGTACGAGCTGGGGATACGGGGTTAAATTTTACCCCGCAATTCGATGAGCGGGGAAATTATATAGGAAATCTTGCGGTAGACGATGAGGTATCGGTAAGTGATCCGGCGGCAGTTTCAAATGCGCCGTTAACGCAATCGGAATATGAAAAACTTGTAGGAATTACGGATATAGATCCGTATGGTTCGAGTAGTAATTCTACGGCGTTTGGTCGGGGGATACAGACTGTCGCAGATCAGTTAGGGTTAACTGTTGATAAGCGTGGTAATTTAGCACAGCCTCAAATAGATTTTTTACGTCAAAATGCGTACGATAAATATATGGATCCTTTTGGCGAAGGAAAAACATTAACGTATATGGGTAATTATAATCTTAGCCCTGAGGAAAAATTAGAATACGAACGGCAACAAAGGATTCAGGGTGTAGACCAACCGTTTAAGATTGAAACCGAAAGTGAACGTGCAGCGCGGTTAGGCGAGGATTATAACCGTGGGCCTAATACAATACGTTCTGGGTTGGGTGAGGGTGATATAACTCAATTTGGAACCGTTGGTTCTAGGCCAAGGGATATTGGTACTGGGGAAATGCTTGCGCGAGGAGCGTTAACAGCAACTCCGTTAGGATTACCTTTAGGTATTCTTAGTGCGGCAACAGATCTGGATAAAGAGTTAGGGATCGAGGGTCAAGTAGGACCAGACGGTCAGGTATTTAGAGCTGAAGAAGGTCCAGGAATTTTAGGTCAGGCTTTAAATATCGGGACGGCGGGTATAGGAACACGGGCCTTGGATAAGGTTTCTCAAACCGCGTCCAATATAATTAATCAGGGTATTTTAAGTTCTGGTAATCCTGCAGTTGATGCGCTTAATAAACGATACGGTGAGCAGGGGCAACTTCAAGAAGATATGTCTCGGCCTTCGATTTTTGAACAAATATTTAGTGGGGGTGGTAGTTCGCCGTCTTCTAATTTAAATAATCAGTCGGGTGATAGCGATCCTATTTTAGCTCCTGTTATACAACCTAATGATGAAGTAATTGATGATTCTACTGGCGATCAGGTTTCTACGGTTAATCCTTTTGGTCAGGAACAATTCGCAGGGTTAAGTGGTGATTTTACTTTTGATCCTACTAAATTTTTAGGAAGTCAGTATATACCGCCAAATTACGGTATTGGTGGAGTACCGACAAATCAAAACCAGCCTAATCGCGGGTTTCAATTTTCTATAGATCCAAAGAATAAAAGTATGAAAGGGATTTATACGATTCCTTTTAATGATAAAGCCTTTGGGTTAGGAAAATTTTTCGGTCGTGGCTGATTTAACTCCGACGCAGAGAACGCAGGGTCTTGCTACATTAATGGAAAGTGGCGGGAAAACGGCAGATATATTTTCTGACCTTGATTCAAAGCCTGTTGATCCTAATGCTCAAATAAGGGCATACCGTGGTGAAAATTTAATTAAATCATTAGGACAAACGTTAGGGACGGATGAGGCCGCTGGTCGGTGGTACGGTTATACACCGGATAAAGCGGCTCGTTATCCTTTTGATCGAGCACCGTCAATTATGGGCGGGGCTGTTACTAGAACGATGGATGTAACGCCGTTAGAAATTGTTGATGCGTTCCGGAACGCTCAATATGATCACGGTAAAACAATGTTAAACCTTAATTTAGAAAAAGGAGTACCAAGAGCTGAAGCGGAAGATGTATATTATCGTTTTTTAAATAGGGTAGATGATTTTGTGACAGAAGCGAGAGATCAAGTTGTTTCTGGGAAAATGCCCTCTGATAGATTTGATTTTATGTTAAAGACTACGATGGCAGAAGGAGTTTTTGATAAAAAGGGTTCTATAGATATTGGTGAAACGTTTAAGCGTGGAAACGTTGGTATAGCTGGTGCGCTGGCGGCTAAAGAAGGCGCAGCTAAAATATTGCCTTCTATTGCTAGAGGTTTTGGTCTTGCAGCTTTACCCTTGGATCTTATTGCAGGAGCGAACCAAACGGGTCTTGATCCTCAAGAAGAAATTGGTAAGGCTTACGGTATAGATCCTAGCGTTTTTTATCAAATGGATCCAGAAGAATTTCAAAAATATAAAGACGCATATGAACTCGAAGTTGCTCGACAGCAACAAGCGGCGATAGAACGTCGTAGTGGTCGCAATAGAGCTAGAGTTGGTAAAGATTTCGTAGATGCTAACTGATCTAGATTTTTCTCACCTTCCTCGCGAAAAGGCTGAACAAGCATTTATAATTGCGGAGGAATTAAAACAACGCGAGATACGAAAACAATCGCGAGATGATTTTTTAACTTTTGTTAAATCCATGTGGCCCTCGTTTATTGAAGGCTACCATCACCGTAAAATGTCACAGACGTTTAATCGCGTGGCTAGGGGTGAATTAAAACGTGTAATTATTAATATGGGTCCACGACATTCAAAATCAGAGATGTCGTCCTATATGCTTCCATCTTGGCTCTTGGGTCTTAAACCTGATTTAAAAATTATCCAGGCAACGCATACAGGCGAACTAGCTGTGCGGTTTGGTCGTAAAATTCGTGACCTTGTAGATACCGAAGATTATAAGAAAGTATTTCCAGATGTATCACTTAGAGCAGATTCCAAAGCCGCAGGAAGATGGGAGACCGCTAAAGGCGGAGAATACTTTGCAGCGGGTGTTGGTGGAGCTATTACTGGTCGCGGTGCTGATGTTCTTATTATTGACGACCCCCACTCGGAACAAGATGCGATGAGTGAAACGGCGATGGAATCGGCGTATGAATGGTACACGTCTGGTCCTCGTCAGCGTCTCCAGCCTGGAGGGACGATCATTCTTGTTATGACAAGATGGTCTAAAAAGGATCTAACAGGACAGTTAATTAAAGCACAAGCCCTTGATCCAAAGGCCGATCAATGGGAAGTTATAGAATTTCCTGCAATTATGCCTTCTGGCAACCCTTGTTGGCCTGAATTTTGGAAAATTGAGGAATTAGAGGGGGTAAGAGCATCTTTACCGCACGCAAAATGGGCTGCACAGTGGATGCAAGAGCCCACTGGCGGTGAAGGAGCAATTATAAAACGTGAGTGGATTCGGTTTTGGGAGCAAACCACGCCTCCTGTTCCCGAATATATCATACAAAGTTACGATACAGCGTTCTCGAAGTCAGAAAAAGCAGATTTTAGCGCGATAACGACATGGGGTGTTTTTAGAAACGAGTCAGAAAGCGGAAATTATCAAATAATTTTGCTTGATTCTGTAAAAGACCGCCTTGATTTTCCCGAACTAAAGAAAGTGGCTTACGAAAGTTATATACATTGGGAGCCAGATTCAGTTATTATCGAAGCGAAGGCTTCTGGAATGCCTTTGACGCAAGAATTGCGGGCAATGGGCATCCCTGTGCAAAACTACACGCCTACAAGAGGGAATGATAAAATTGCTCGGACTAACGCTGTGGCACCCATTTTCGAGTCTGGACTGGTTTGGATACCCGAAACGCGGTTCGGGGAAGAACTTGTCGAAGAATTGTGCGAATTCCCTAACGGAGACAACGACGACTTGGTCGACTCAACGACCCAAGCGTTACTCAGGTTCAGGCAAGGTGGTTTCATACGTCAACCGTCCGATTATGAAGACGATGAGCTAGAGTATAAGTTGAAGAGCTTTGTTTATTACTAGGGAAAATAATTATGGCTGTTGAAAAATCTATCGTTCCGATATTTGACGCCCCGATGGGGGATCTTGAAGTTGAAATCGAGGAAGAAGAACAGCCTTCTCTTTTTTCTGAAGAAGATACAGTAATGCTCGAAGATGGCAGTGCTATTGTCGGGTATGTTGAGGAGGAAGAAAATGAAGAAGGGGATTTCTACGCTAACCTCGCTGAGGAAATGGATGAAGGAGACCTTCAATCGCTTTCTTCGGAACTTGTTGCATCGTATAAAGATGATTTGGAGTCGCGTCAAGACTGGTTGGACACCTATACAAGCGGTTTGGACCTCTTGGGCGTTAAAACTGAAGAAAGAGATGAGCCGTTTCGAGGTTCTTCTGGCGTTACCCACCCGTTATTGGCGGAAGCTGCAACTCAATTTCAAGCGCAAGCCTACAAAGAACTGATTCCTCCTGGAGGGCCAGTTCAAACTCGTATTATTGGTGAACATACCCGAGAGGTTGAAGAACAAGCTGAGCGTGTTCGTAATTATATGAACTTTATGGTCTTGGACGTTATGGAAGAATACGATCCAGAGCTAGACCAGATGTTGTTTTATTTACCTCTTTCTGGTTCTACTTTTAAAAAGACATATTTTGATCCTACACTAAACCGCCCTGTTAGTAAGTTTGTAATGCCAGACGATTTGGTAGTTTCTTATACTGAATCGAACTTAGATACTTGTCCACGTATCACCCATTCGGTAACTATGAATTCGAATGACGTTCTTAAACTTCAATTTGATGGGTTTTATAGAGAAACAGACCTACAAGACGATAGTTCGTCCCTTAGTGAAAACGAAGCTAAAGAAAAAGTTGCTGAATTAACAGGGTTTCGTAGAACAGTTCAAAACGACGACTCCGTTACTCTTTTAGAAATGCATGTTGACATAGATCTTGAGGGATACCAACATTTAGACGAGGATGGCGAAGAAACGGGAATTGCTTGTCCGTATATTGTTACTATTCATGAAGATAGTAACGAAATCCTTTCTATACGCCGTAATTATAAAAAAGACGACGCTAAAAAGAGAAAAATCCGTTATTTTACCCATTATAAATTTATGCCTGGGTTGGGTTTTTATGGGTTTGGGCTGATCCATATGATAGGGGGGTTGACTAAGTCAGCTACTTCAATCCTTCGTCAGTTGATTGATGCAGGAACATTAGCTAACTTACCGGCTGGTTTTAAGGCAAGGGGTCTTAGAGTTCGAGACGAAGATTTGCCTTTACAGCCTGGAGAATTCCGTGACGTTGATGCCCCTGGATCATCGATACGTGAGGCAATAATGCCTTTACCGTATAAAGAACCGTCGGCAACTCTTTTGCAGATGCTAGGCGTTCTTATCGAAAGCGGACGGCGGTTTGCGTCCGTCACGGATCTTAATGTAGGTGAAGGAAGTCAAGCTAACCCTGTAGGGACGACCGTTGCTTTATTGGAACAGGGTACAAAGATACTTTCGGCTATTCATAAACGTCTTCATTATGCGCAACGCCAAGAGTTACGGATTTTAGCAGAAGTTATAAAAAACTACCTGCCTTCTGAGTACCCATATCAAGTTCCTAATGTTAATTCTCAAGTAAAAGTAGACGATTTTGATGATCGTGTGGATGTAGTACCTGTTAGCGACCCAGCGATGTTTAGTATGAGTCAACGGGTGACTATGGCGCAGACACAGCTACAAATGGCGCAATCAGCACCTCAAATACACGATCTACACGAGGCTTATAGGCGTATGTATTCTGCTTTGGGTATTCAAAATATTGATGATATTTTGCCACCCAAAGACGAAGCTATTCCGAAAGACCCTGTAAGCGAGAATATTGATTCTCTAGTGGGCAAGCCATTAAAAGCGTTTCAAAGTCAAAATCACGACGCTCATGTAGCCACACATTCAGCGTTTTTACAGGATCCAAATATTCAAAAGAATCAAGTCGCAAGTCAAGTTCTTATGGCGCATATGCAAGAACATCTTGGCATGAAATATAAGCAGCAAGTCGAACAGCTAATCGGTCAGCCGATACCTGCTGAAGGTATGGTTATGGACCCACAGCAAGAGGCCGCTTTAGCAGAAGCCACGGCTATGGCGACTCAGCAAATTAGTCAACTTGCTCAACAGGCGGCAGGTACTGGACAATCTGATCCGATTGTTATGCTTAAACAACAGGAACTGCAGATACAGCAACAAGAAGTACAGCGTAAGGCTATGGCTGATCAGCAAAAAGCACAGCTTGAAGCTGCTAAACTACAACAACAAGCCGAGCTTGCTCAAGCCGAAATATCCTCCGATGAAGATATTGCAGCACTCCGTGCTAACGTGACTCTAGCTACAAGGAAAAATTAAATGGCTGAAAATACCCGAGTAACAGATCTTATGGAAATGTTAGCTAACGAAACAGATCCAGATAAAATCGAAATTATTCAATTTGATCTAGCCGAAGCTATGGGCCGAAAAGATTCTAATAAACAAGTTAGAAAACGCTCAGCAGGGGGTTCAGAGATGACAGATAAACAAAAGAAATTTGCGGCTTTAGCTGAACCTTTTGACGAAATTACCTATGCAGATAAGATTACAGGTGCTAAAGGTAAAGTAAGAAGGGCTGCTGGCGGTGGTCGTGGTCAAGGAAATTATGATGGCGATGAAGTTTTAGCTGCAGGTTCTTGTAAAGGTGGCGGAGCCGCAATCAGGGGAACAGGATTTACTGGCCTTAAATAATGGACATAGTCACCTACCTTCTTAATAAAGTTGAAAAACGACAAGCAGAAATTAGTGAGCTACTAATGTCGAATGGTATTTCTACTATAGAGGAATACCAGCACTTTATGGGTCGAGTTTCTGCTCTCGGCGATATGGAACAACTCTTAAAAGAAACTAGAAATAGATTGGAGACTGACGAAGATGACTAAAAGGTTATTCGTTCCTGACCACATCCTTGAAAAGGAAAAGGAACGCCGAACTGCAACTGTTACAGAGGCAGTATCGCCAAACCGCTTTGATGCGGCACAATTTTTGCCAAATCAAGAAAATGAAAACGCAACCTCGGCTTTGGATAAACTTCCAAAACCCACAGGTTGGAGGATTTTAATCCTTCCGTATACACCATCAAAAGAAACTAAAGGTGGTATTCTTCTTGCGGACGAAACGGTTGAGCGTAATCGGCTTGCTACAAACGTAGGTTATGTGGTTAGTTTAGGTCCAGACGCATACGCTGATGAAGATAAGTTTCCAGACGGTCCTTGGTGCAAAGAGGGCGATTGGGTACTTATTGGCAGATATGCTGGCTCTCGTTTTAAAATAGATGGGGCAGAACCTCGCATCCTTAACGATGACGAGATTATTGCTACTATTTCTGATCCCCGCGACATTATGTCCGTATAGGAGATTTAAATGGCTGAAGAAAAAGAACAAAAAGATCTTTTTGTTGAAGAAGAAATTGATATTCAAGTTGAAGAAGAAACTGATGAAGCTTCCGAGGTTGTGGCTTCCGACGATACCTCTGAAGAGCATGAGCAATATTCTGAGGGGGTAAAAAAACGTATTGACCGCTTAACGTATAAAATGCGTGAGGCTGAGAGACGTGAACAAGCAGCTATCGAATTTGCTAAAAAATTAAAAGAAGATAACGATAAACTGCAAACAAACTTCTCTAAAGCAAACACTACCCTTGTCAATGAGGCTGGGGGCAGAATTAAAAGTCAATTAGCTGAGGCTAAACGGGCATTGAAAACGGCTTATGAAGAGGGTGACTCTGAAGCTATGGCAGATGCTCAAGAAATTGTTGCTAAACTTAGCGTAGAAAACGACAGGGTGGCTAGAGAACAGGCTCGCCTTGAATCTGCGCCTGAAGTTGAGGTTGAAAGCCCAGCAACGGCTCCAGCCCCCAGTTCAGCTCCGGCTCCCGCGACACCTGATCCAAGAGCTCAAAAATGGGCTGAAGAAAACGAATGGTTTGGAAAAGATGAAGCAATGACCTTTACAGCTTTCTCAATTCATCGTAAACTGATTGAAGAAGAGGGTTTTGACCCTGCATCAGAAGACTACTATGACGAAATCAATAGTAGACTTCGCAATGAATTTCCTCATAAGTTTGGGGAACAAAAATCAGGAGGCACTCGGAGACCCGCCCAAACCGTTGCTCCTGCTTCTCGAAATGTAAAAACTGGGCGCAAGACTGTTCGTTTGACTCAAAGTCAAGTGGCCATTGCTAAAAAACTCGGCGTTCCTCTAGAGGAATATGCGAGACACGTGAAGGAGGCTTAAATGTCTGAAATTTCAAAAAGAACTCCTCGCGCTGCTGAAACACGCTCAACGCAAGAGCGCAGAAAACCTTGGCGTCCATCGTCATCGCTTGAAGCACCAACGCCTCCTGAAGGCTATAAATTCAGATGGATTCGTACAGAAACTCGCGGTTATGAAGACCGTAAAAATGTTTCTGGTCGAATTCGAGAAGGATATGAACCTGTTCGCGCAGAGGACTATCCAGACTTCGATGCACCAACTATTGAAGACGGTAAGCATGCGGGAGTTATTGGTGTCGGGGGTTTGATGTTGGCAAAGGTGCCAGAGGAAATTGCTGAAAGTCGTCAAGAGTATTTTGAAAGCCAAACGGCGGATCAAATGACGGCTGTCGATAATGACCTTATGAAGGAGCAGCATCCTTCAATGCCGATTAGTAAAGATCGGCAATCTCGTGTAACCTTTGGTGGCCCTAACACAAAATAGGTCACTTGTTTCTAATTATGGAAGGTATGAAAAATGGCTAATAAAGATGCCGCTTTTGGACTAAAACCTGTCCGTATGCTTAGTGGAGTTTCTAACTTTACTACTAACGAATACGTCATTGCGTCAGGAGCAACTGGCCCTATCTTTCAGGGTATGCTTGTGATCATGGATGCAGGTGGTGGGGGAGATATTCTTCCTGGAACCAATACTGCAGACGACAGCATTGGTGTGTTCCAAGGTTGTAGCTACACTGATCCTACTTCGGGTAAGCCTACGTTTAAAAACTTTTATCCAGGAAGCATTACTGCTTCGGATATTGTTGCTCAGATCTACGACGATCCGGATATCGTTTATGAAGTTCAGTGCGATGGTACGCTGGCTCAGGCTAGTGTCGGTGCAAACGCTGACACCACATCTATGACAGCGGGTAGTACAACAACTGGTAAGTCGTCTGGAGAAATTTCAGCAACTACGGCTTCTGGTACAGCACAGCTTCGTATTATCGGTATCTCTAAAGATCCTGATAATAGCGATCAAGCGTCTAATAATACGAATGCATACGTTATTATTAACGAGCATGCGTATAAGTCAACAACTGGCACTAAGTAGGAGGGTTGATTAATGCCTATTTCAAGAGCACAACTCGCCAAAGAACTTGAGCCAGGACTCAATGCCCTCTTTGGCATGGAATATGATCGTTACGAAAACGAGCATGCAGAAATTTTTGATACTGAGTCTTCAGACCGCGCGTTTGAAGAGGAAGTAATGCTTGCTGGTTTTGGTAGCGCACCAACCAAAAATGAAGGTGGAGCGGTAAATTTTGATGACGCGCAAGAGTCATTCACTTCTCGCTTTACTCACGAAACCATTGCACTAGCGTTCTCTATTACTGAGGAAGCTATTGAGGATAACTTGTACGACCGTTTGGCGTCTCGTTACACTCGCGCTCTGGCTCGTTCAATGGCACATACAAAGCAAGTTAAGGCCGCTAACGTCCTTAACAATGCCTTCTCCTCTGGTACTACTGGTGGTGATGGTGTTGAGCTTTGTTCGCTTGTTCACCCTCTTTCAGGCGGTGGTACGTTTGCTAACGAACCATCAACTGATGCGGATTTGAACGAAACCTCTCTGGAAGATGCTCTTATTAGTATCTCTGGCTTTACCGATGAGCGTGGGCTAAAAATCGCACTTCGTGGTATGAAACTAATTATCCCACCTGCACTTCAGTTTGTTGCAGAAAGGCTAATGGCTTCTACCTTGAGAAGCGGTACAGCTGACAACGATGTCAATGCTATTCGTAGCAAGGGTATGTTGTCGGACGGTTATGTCGTTAACCATTTCCTTACGGATACAGATGCGTTCTTCATTAAGACTGACGCACCTAATGGTCTGAAGCATTTTGAACGTGCTCCAATTAAGACTCAGATGGAAGGTGACTTCGATACAGGCAACATGCGGTTCAAGGCTCGTGAGCGTTACAGCTTCGGTTTTTCAGACCCACGTTGTGTGTTTGGTTCAAAAGGCGCGTAGCCTTACACTAATGACGAAAAGGGCGACTTGCGAGTCGCCCTTTTTTCATTTATAGTAATTTTATCCTGACAGCGCATTTCGCAGCTGACACTAGCCACGACAGGAGATTGAAATGGCTACTACTACTTTTAATGGAGCAGTGCGCTCTGAAAACGGTTTTAAAGTTATCAATAAAAACTCGACCACGGGTGCGATAACAGAAACCTCATCTGTTGCTTCTACTGGTGTTTTTACCAATAAATACATTAAGCATGTTGGTTACGCTACTGGTGTAACAGTAAACACCACAGCAGGTGACAGCCCAACTATTGGTGAGTTTACGCAGCCAGCGAACACAATCATCACCGACATTAAAATCTTTTGTGACGTTGCCCCAGTTATTGGAACGGGTGATATTGGTTACGAAGTTGGTACTTCTTCTTCTGGCGCGCAGATTGTTGCGGCTCAGACCGATGAAATCCTTGATGGCGGCACAACCGTTGTTGCTCACAACGTAACTGTGACCAGTTTGGTTCTTCAGACGCAAGATGGCACAACAGCTCCAGCTTCTGTGCAGTACACAGACACCGCAAGAACAATTTTCTGTAACATCACCAATACGGTTGATGCCACAACAGCAGGTTCGTTTACGTTCATTATTGAGTACGTTCAGATTGCGTAATTGATTTAGGAGGGGGAGACCCCTCCTTCTGTTACAGGAGATTGATATGGCTGATGCAGTAACTTCACAAACCTTAGTTGATGGCCAAAAAACTGCTATATTTAAATTCACCAATATTTCTGATGGATCAGGAGAAAGTGCTGTTAAAAAGGTAGATGTTTCTGCTTTGTCTAGTAATCAATCAGGTCAAGCATGCACAGGAGCTACCATAGAAAAAATGTGGTGGCAGTGTAATGGCATGAAAGTCAAAATTTTATTTGACGCCAGCACAGATGATTTTTGTATTGAATTAGGTGAGAATCAAAGTGGGCATCATGATTACACAACTTTTGGGGGGTTAGTTAATCCTGCAAGCTCAGGATCTACGGGTGATATAATGTTTACAACAGTTGGACACACCTCTGCAGATACATATACAGTAATTATGCAGGTCAGAAAAAGTTACTAATAATGGCTCGTAAAAAAGCTAATATGCCTAAACGGAATAAAAAGAACTTTCGCTCCACTAAGTCTGGAGCAGGAATGACTAAAGCTGGCGTAGCGGCTTATCGTCGTGCTAATCCTGGAAGTAAGCTAAAAACGGCTGTTACGGGAAAAGTTAAAAAAGGTAGTGCGGCGGCTAAAAGACGTAAATCATTTTGCGCTAGGTCTGCTGGGCAGATGAAAAAATTTCCGAAGGCGGCAAAAAACCCTAATAGCCGTTTGCGGCAAGCTCGTAAAAGGTGGAAATGTTAATAATGGCCACAGTTAAAAAACCTGTTAGAAAGAAAACAGCAACAACCGCGTCAACAGTTTTTTCTAAATTAGAAAAGCATGAAGCAGAGTGTGCAATACGTTACCAACATATTGAATCGCGACTTGTTGAACAAAACGATAAACTTAAAGACTTAGATAAAAAAATCTATGGTATAGGTATCTTGATTGTTGTAGTGGCGGGGTTAGAAAAACTTTTCTAAGAGGCTTTTATGACAATATCTCGTTCTAGTATGCCTCAACAAATTTCCAAGGGGGCTAAAAAAATGCCAAAAGACGCGTGTTATCGAAAAGTTAAAGCAAGGTATAAAGTTTTTCCATCTGCATATGCTTCTGGAGCTATTGCTAAATGCAGAAAAGTGGGTGCAGCTAATTACGCGACAGGTGGGAAAAAGAAAAAAGTTGCTAAAGCCTCTAACGGGGGGTACGGCAAATCTATTGCGAATCAAGTAGCAAAACGTCCTAGCAGTAATCCTAATGTTGCTAGAGGTTGTGGTTTAGTTATGAACGATAGACGTAAAGTAACGAAGATTTTGTGAGTCAATTATGGCTGTTCGTAAAACAAAAGCAGGGTTAGCTTTAAAAAGATGGTTTAAAGAAGATTGGAAAGATGTACGCACTGGCAAAAAATGTGGCAGAAAAAAGGGTGAAAAACGCGGAACTCCTTACTGTCGCCCTTCCAAGCGTATTTCTTCTAAAACTCCTAAAACAACTGGTGAATTGTCAGCTAGTGAAAAAAGAAGTAGGGTTAGGCAGAAAGTCAAGTTAGGGCAACCTTCTAAGGGTAAGCCTCGTAATGTACAACCTCTAAGAAGGAAGAAGAGGAAAAAATCATGATGAAGAAAAAAGGAATGGCCAAAGGCGGCTACAGAGGCGGCGTTAAAAAGATGAAAAAAGGCGGTGCTGTGGGAGGTGTCGCAGAAGAATTGAATCCTGGAAAAACTGTTGATGTAACCGAAATGGCTAATGGCGGTTTTATGGACGATAAAATGGTCAACAGGATGATGGGCGGCGGTAGGCCAAAAGGCATGGCAAAAGGCGGCGCAATGGGCGGTCTTAATGCAGCTATAAAAAGAGTTAAGGCTAACAAGTAAGTTGCCTTATTTACAAAGCAATATTACGCACTTTAAATGCTGGGTGCGTAGAGAATACACGCATAACCATGCAAAATACCATGGTGAATTTTTACACGCTATGGCTATTGCAGTAACAACGATGCCTAGTCGTTGTTTAAGTTTTCAGATGTTGTTTACTGGTTTTGAGGTTGACAATACAGAGGACGCTAATATTCATGGGGGTGCAATGTGGGCGAGGATGCCAATAACGGCACTTGTTGGCGACACACCCTTTGATGCGTGGCCTGAACCTATGCCCGTTCATTTCGCGCAACCTTGGGATTGTATGTCGCATATGCACAGTGTGTATCGCTTAGATCGTGCGCACCCCTGTCCATGGCTTGCTAAAATAGATGGTCAGTTTTTTCCAGCAAAATACTATTTTACCGTAGATTACACTGAAAGCGAAATAGCAGACGACCCTGCTCAGCACAAGCAGAGCCATGTTCTTGAGCTTCTTGATGCGGGAAAGTGGACAGGAAATATTGTAGCTTTGCCAAACAATCGTGTTCGTGTTACGCACCCTGCGTGGTTTGAAACAGGAAAAGGTGCACCTGATTTTAGACCGTCACAACACACGCACTATTCAAAATCAGATTTAGACTATACAATGGATGTAAATCAGATATTTGATAATCTTTACGCGAAAGATGAATAATGGCTGTTTCAGACTCCCGAAATTTTAATATCGACGTTGTTGAGGCTATAGAAGAAGCCTACGAACGTTGTGGGGGTGAAGGAAAAACAGGATATTCTTTAAGAAGTGCTCGACGCTCTCTAAATATTATGTTAGCAGAATGGGCTAATCGTGGTATTAATTTGTTTACTGTTGAACAAGTTACTACAACTCTAACCGCTGGGACAGCCAATTATACACTCGGAATAGATACTATTGATATTCTAGAGATGGTTATACGCCGGAGTGGTTCAGACACATCCGTTGATAGAATATCACGAAGTGCTTATTTAAATCTGCCCAACAAAACAAGCACTGGTAAACCTTCTCAATTTTTTGTTGATCGACAAGTTAATCCTGTTTTATATTTATGGCAAACTCCTGAAAACTCCACTGATCAAATTATTTATTATCGGTTAGTTCGAATTGATGACGCAGATACTTACACAAATGATTTCGATGTACCTTTTAGGTTTTACCCCTGTTTAGTTGCAGGATTGGCTTATTATTTATCTATAAAGGTGGCTCCTGATCGAGTAAGCGTTTTAAAATCTATATATGACGAAGAGTTCGCGAGGGCGGCATCAGAAGATAGAGACCGTACTAGCCTTCAATTAGTTCCCAGGATATTGACTTAAATGGCGTTTGCTAGGGGAAAACACGCATTTTTTATTTCCGATAGAAGCGGAATGCGCTTTCCGTATTCTGAAAGGATACGAGAATGGACTGGTCATATCGTACATGTGTCTGAGTTTGAGGATAAGCACCCTCAATTAACACCAAGCACAAACGTATCAGATGCGGTTGCTCTAAAAGAGCCTCGCCCAGACACAGCTAGAATTGAAAGTGAAACAATTTCCCTACCTATTTTTGATTTAGAAAATATACGTTATGTAGAAAACCCTATTGCTAGGACTTCGGTTGGAACGGTTACGGTAAGTACATCATGAGTTATACTTATACGAATTTAAAAAAATCTATAAAAGATTACACCGAAAATCAAGAAACAGCGTTCGTTTCTCATTTAGTAGATTTTATTACATCTGCTGAAGAAAGGATTTTAAAAGCTGTTGATCTTGATTACTTCCGAAAAAATGTGTCCGGTACGACGACTTTAAATAATCAATTTTTAGCGGTTCCTACTGATTATCTGGCGTCTTTTAGTTTATCTGTAACTAATTCAAGCTCTAAAGAATTTTTATTGCATAGAGATGTAAACTTTATTCAAGAATATAATCCTAATGCAGCTACGACAGGGACACCTAAATATTATGCTCTTTATGATTTTCAAAATTTTATCTTAGCCCCTACGCCAGATGCAGCTTATAGCGCAGAGCTTCATTATTTTCACAGACCCAATAGTCTTACTGTTAGTTCCTTTGTTCTAACTTTGAGTAGTGTAAGCGGGACTTTCGTTGATAGCGAGACTATTACAGGCGGTACTAGCGGAGCAACCACAACAATTAGTGAAGCTCTTACGTCAACCACGTCTAGGGTAATTATACCAAGCACAGATTTTACAGTCGGTGAAACAGTTACAGGTAGCACTAGCGGTGCTACAGGTACAGTTGTATCTACTTCAGCCGATACAACAACGACATGGCTAAGTGTAAATGCTCCAAATGCAATGCTTTATGGTAGCCTGATAGAAGCCTATACGTTTATGAAGGGTGAGCCGGATGTTCTTGCGCTTTATCAAAGTAGATTTGTCGAATCACTTTCTAGACTTAAAAATTATGGCGAGGCTATAGAGAACACCGATACATATAGAGACGGTATGGTGAGAGCAGCTAGAACATGACGAAAAAATCTAAAGTTACTAGAAATCTTTTAAAAGGAAAATCAATAGCTCTTGTAGGGTTAGGAGCTACATATGCTGATTTTGTTAATGCTAAAATAAACTCTCACGAGTTTGACGAAGTTTGGGGTATTAATAGTATCGGTGCTATATTTCACGTAGACCGAACATTTATGATGGACCCCGCTTCTCGATTTTTAGATAGTGAGCTGGCAGGAACACAAACAGGCGTTGGTCGAGAGTTTTTAAATAAAAATAAAGCTCCAATTTATTCGTGTCAAAAAGATAAAAGAGTTCCTCAGATTGAACTTTATCCTTTAGAGGATGTAGTAAAAAAACTAGGGTTTTGTTATTTTAATAACACAGTTGCTTATGCTGTTGCGTTCGGAATTTATAGCGAAGTAGCTAGTATTAGCTTTTACGGGATAGATTTTACTTATAAATCAAACGTGGCTTACGCAGAGGCTGGTCGAGCTTGTGTAGAGTTTTGGTGTGCTGTAGGTGTAACTAGGGGCATAAAAATGCAGGTGTCTCAAAATTCTTCTTTGTTAGATTCTAATGTTCCAGAAAACGAAAAATTATACGGATACCATAGATTAGAAGATCCATTAGTACAGCGGTTTTCAGACGAGGGGCTGATGATAGTTCCACAGACATCATTAGAGTCTCCTGAGCCAGAAGAATTTACAAAATCGCAACAAGTTGAATCTGTTTTAATTGGAAGGCATGATATAGAGGGCGTGACATATCGCGCAAATGGACGTGCTTGATTTAGGTAATTCAGAAGTTGGAACTGTAAATGTTATGACGTCAGACCATGGCGGTTTGTCTAACGAACAGGTGGTTGATTTAGTTTTAGATAAAATTTTACTTGTTTCTAATAACGCACCCCCCGCTATAAAAGAACAGGCTCTCCTTTTTAAGCATCAAATACGAGAAGTATTGTTTTCTTATGTTGAATTTACAAAAAGACAAGAAAGAGCTACGATAACACAGACTTTAGCTAAAGCAGGTCATGAAGACTTGGCTGAAATTATAAGGAGATTATAATGGCGATTGCACAAGCAATGTGTACTGCTTTTAAACAAGAGCTGATGCTTGGTACACATAATTTTGCTACAAACGGTAATGCTTTTAAATTAGCTTTGTATGCAGAGGGAGGTGGTGGCAAGTCAGGCACCACAGCCACTCTTGGCGCAGCTACAACGACTTACACCACAACTGGTGAGGTCGCAAATAGCGGATCATATACCGCTGGTGGCGGTGCTCTTACGAAAGTAGCACCAAGCACTTCTGGTACCACGGCATTTACTGATTTTGCTGATATCAGCTTTACTACGGCTACAATTACAGCAATGGGGGCTTTAATCTATAATGATACTAACAGCGATAAAGCTGTCTGTGTTTTAGATTTTACGTCTAACAAAACGTCCACTTCTGGTACTTTTACCGTTCAGTTTCCAACAGCCGATGCGAGTAATGCCATTATCCGCATAGCGTAATGGAGTAGCATCGTGGCGAATATTACGGGTTGGGGCCAAGGTACTTGGGGCCAGCTTACTTGGAACCAAGCAATACCTGTTGTTGTTACTGGTGTTACGGGTACTACCGCTCTCGGATCTGAGACTGTTACCGCCGGAGCATTGATTGCTGTAACTGGTGTCGCTGGAACCACCTCTTTAGGTTCTGAGACTGTTACCGCTTCTGCCTTAGTCGCTTCAACTGGTTCATCTGCAACGGGTGCTGTTGGTTCTGAGACTATTACTGGCACCGCTCTTGTATCCCCCACAAATGTTGTTGGCACTACCGCAGTTGGTGATGAGCAGACTAATTGTGCGGCTAATGTAGCGGGTGTAGGCGTTACGGCCACCGTCAGCTTTGGTGATGAATCTGTTACCGCTGGAGCGTTGGTTGCTGTTACGGGCAATGTGGGCACGAGTGCGCTAGGTTCAGAAACTGTAACGGCATCTTCATTGTTGTCTACTACAGGTGTTGTTGGCACTGGCCTAGCTACAACCGTACCAGTTATAGAATCTAAGTATTTAATTAGTGGGGTTACAGCGACAGGAAATGTTGGTATAGTTCTCATTTATACAGAAATTATTGCATCTCAAACCCCGAATTGGGCAACAGTAACAACAAATACAACAACTTGGGCAGAGGATACGCCTTCTCAGTCTCCGAATTGGATAGAAAAAGCAGCGTAGGAGTAACGTATGGCTAGTTCGTTTAGTACAAATCTTGGCATAGAAAAGCCAGCTACAGGCGAACTATCTGGTAGTTGGGGTGACGTTACCAACTTTAATTTTGATATTTTTGACCGAGTAACAGGTGCGGCGGATCTGACAGCGTCCGATCTCACTACTGATCTTACAATACGAGCAGCCTCTCCTACTTCTGGGCAAAGCAATGTTCAGACAGGCATGTTTGCTGTTATTAACCTTAAAGATAGCGGATCTGATCTAGGTGGCACTAACGTAGTAACGATTGCGCCAAACACCGCTTCTAAATTTTTTATTATCAAAAATTCCCTTACTGGTAGTCGCAGTGCACAGATCCAACAGGGTTCAGGAACCACAGTAACCATTGCGAACGGCAACACGGAGATCTTGTTTGCTGATGGGGCTGGGTCCGGCGGAGGTGTAGTCAGTGTTGGCGACAGTCTTCAGTTAACAAACAATGCAGACGTTGCGGGTTCGGCAACGGCTTTAGCCATAGCTTTGGGATAGGAGTAAATCATGGCAAACGCAGCGAGTATTTCAATTTCGGCAACTATGTTGCCAGATGAGATAGCGACAACGCTATCAGGGAGTATGACCGTTACTCCTGATGATGTAAACGACAAGTGGTATTACAAGAAGACGATTGTTACGACCACTTCGGCTGATTTGATTGCTGGGTCATTTCTTGATTATACGGCAGTTGACCAGGATACGGCTCCGACAGCGGTTGCAACGGGCGACAAGGTAAAGTTCTTGTTTGTCCAGAATCAGTCTACGGCAGACGGTATCATGCTTTCGATTGATGCGGGTACAGCGGCTCATAATCTTGCGGATGGTATCTTTATCGGTCCATCACAGACATGGTTTGGTCGGTTGCCGAATGTGACTGTTGCAGACCTTCACGCTATTTCAGCCGATATTGATGGCACTGGTGATGCGTCAGCCAACGCCATTGTTATCGCTTTACTTGACGATGTAGGTTAAGGGGTAGGGTCATGGCTAATACGTTTAAGAACAAGGTGTTCAACGGATCGAATGTAGTCGCGGCTAATGACATGACCGTCTACACCGTTCCTAGTAGCACGACTACGGTTGTTATTGGCCTGACTCTAGCGAATACATCAACAAGTCAGATTACCGTGGACATTAAGCTCAACGCTGGACAGGTGGTACATCTTGCTAAAGATATACCTATCCCCGCCTCGTCTAGCTTTGAGTATATGGCAGGTAACAAAGTGGTTATGGAAACGGGGCATAGCCTCATCTTAAACTCTGACACGGCCAACAGCCTTGACACAGTAGCGAGTATTATGGAGATCACCTGATGCCGTATTATGGTAATAATCCTGCTACGAACTTTGAGAGCATTCCGTCTGTTCAAGAGTTTAGCGGCGATGGTAGTACAACCACGTTTACCCTTACGACTTCTGTAAGCTCCGCGCAAAGCATACTGGTTTCCGTAGACGGCGTTATCCAAGAAGCAGGAGACGCTTATACAGTGCCGAATGGCACTACGCTTACGTTTAGTGCAGCGCCTTCTAGCAGTTCTGGAAATAACATCTTTGTTAATTACCTCGGTAAAACATTAGGTACGGTAACACCTGCTGCTGAGAACAAGGGCAACTTCAAGGGTGGTGGCCTGTTCCGTACCAACGCACAGTCGTTGACTGCTAACACAACCATCCTTGCAACTGAGAACGCAAACGTGACTGGCCCGTTTACTGTAGCCAGTGGCGTGACACTGACCGTTGAAAGCGGTGGAACATTGGTGACGCTATGAGTGTATTGAAGGCAGATACCAT